GCCACCTCAACACTGCTGCATTCACAATACACAAGATAGGGAATGATACGATAGATCCCATCAACTGCCCCCACTGCTGTGGATAGTCACCATCCGCCTTCTCGAACACGTGCTGGGTCATGGCTTCGAAGAATGTTGACCGGATATCCTCCGGTAGATCCAAAACCTTACAAATCTCATCGATGCACGCATCAGAGAGTTTCGGGTTAAGATCATCTGTCGCAGACTTGTAGTCAACAGACAATAGTTCCTCGTCTCCTTTCGGAGAGCCGACCAGCTCGTTGAGCAGGGCTTCAGTGACCGGTTCACCAACCAGTTTGAACAGCTTATGGTTTCGCAAGGTACGGTGAAGAAATTTCTGTAGTGGTTTGAGCGCGAAGTAATGGAACGGTGGTCCTTTTGAGATCACACGAACCTTCAACGCCTCTGCCAAAGCTACAGGCTTCACACGTGGCACTTTCACATATGCCAACTTCCTTGCTTCCTCCATCACGGACTCAAAACGCAGGCTGGCCATCGCGTCAGTTTCGCGGTCCAGAACCGTGAGTTGCTCAGGCACAATCATATCATCCGTTTTCACAGAAAAATAATCATCACCACTCACAACATCAAACGACTCATAGACACGCTCGACGCCGATCTGTTTATTACCAGCCCGGATGTCCTTCAATAACTCATACTCCATCAATGCACCAAATCCGCCCAGCTTGGATCGGGACATATTGTAGTTCGATTTGAACGATGGTATGAAAGGTCGGTTAAAGTCCTCATCAGAGAACTTCTTACCAGAGTATATCTCTCGCACTGTCCGGCGGACTTGTTCCGCCAGCGTCGGTATCGATAGAGAGAACTCCACGTCCTGCTGAGCATAACGCTCAGCCTCCTCAGAGCTCCACGGCACCAGTGAATACGGTGCACGAACAGCACGGGTCGTAGTCAAAGACTCAACCATAGCCGCCTCCGCCTTCGCCAACATCTCGCCCGTAGGACGAGGCATACCCTTCTTCACACCCTGCAGCAGCGTCGTAATAAAACTCAACCACCGCATTTTGTCAAACCGCCGACATGGCCCTCGCACAAAGCGATAGGCCCGACCACCTAAAAGCACAGAGGGGTCGTCCACAAATTCCCAAGGCCGAGCAGGAAGCTCCTGACCAACATGGTAAGAGTAGAATGCAGCCAGCTTATACTTCATAAACTTCACCCACGATTCCTCACCTTCACTCACGCAGCAACCGTACCAGTGCAAAAGGGTCGCCTCTGTGTTATAATGGGATTTATCAAACCCATACAGCACATAAGCATCGACCAGCACAGCTGCGCATTTGTCTAATTGTTTCCATAGAGTTGTTTCAGTCGCGGTTACATTCGCGGCTGGGAGGGACTCTCCTACCAAGGAGGCTTTAGGGAGGTTCTTGACTGCGTCTTCTCCGATCGATACTGATCTGGACGGACCGTGTGTTAGGTCCGCTGGACTACCAGCGCGCTCGACAGAACCCCCCCCCAAAGCTGGACTGCATGATTTGTGTTGCGTCATCTCGAAAGAGTGAAACAATGTAAC